CAAGGTGCCCCCGCTGCCGCCCCGGGAGAGCCGCGCGGAGATCTGGCACCCCAAGGCGGTGGAGTGGTGGGAGTCTGCGTGGCATTCCCCGATGGCGGGTGAGTGGCTGGACTCGGACGTGAAGGGTGGCCTCTACCGGCTGGCCGAGCTCAATCAGAAGCTCTGGACGTGCACCGACACGGACACCTTCCTCGCGGTCCAGCGAGAGATCCGCCTGGCGGAGGTCGGGTACGGCCTTAACCCGATTGACCGTCGCCGGCTGCAGTGGGAGGTCGAGAAGGGCGAGACCGCAGAGGAGCGGACGAAGTCACGCCGTCACATGAAGAGGCTGGATGTCGTGTCGAAGAAGGACCCACGCGATGTCCTCAAGATCGTGGCGAAATGACGGTGATCATGTGGCCGGAGCCGGATGCGGTCCCGTGGCCGACGCTGGGGCCGCACGTCTGCCAGTTCATCGAGGAGTACCTGGTCCATGGTCCGGGGGACCTCTTCGGGCGGCCGGTGAAGCTCAACGAGGAACAGCGGGGCTGGATCTACCGGATGTACGAGGTCGAGCCGCCGCTGGTATCGGTGCGCAAGGGGGGCCGGTCCTCTCGGTCCAAGAACCCTCGGGCGGGGCACCGCCGCTTTGAGCGGTGCGTGCTCTCGCTCCGGAAGGGCAGCAGTAAGACCGAGCTGGCCGCCTGGATCGCGATCTGCGAGCTGCACCAGGATGGCCCGGTCCGGTGTGCGGGATTCGAGAGTCGACAAGGGATGCCAGACCAGCCGATTCCGGTGAGCGTCACGGACCCCTACATCCCGATGATCTCGTACACCGAAGAGCAGACCGCGGAGCTGGCCTACGGGGCGCTCCGGCGGATCATCGGCGAGACCAGTCTGGCGAACGACTTCGACATCGGGCTGGAGCGGATCATGCGGAAGGGCGGCGACGGTAAAGCCGAGGCTGTCTCGGCGTCGCCCAATGCGCGGGACGGGGCACGGACCACGTGGATGCACGCCGACGAGACGCACCGCTTCACGCTCGACCACCTGCGGCGCGCCTGGTCGGTGATGCTCTCGAACCTGGCGAAGCGGCCGATGGCGGACCCGTGGGCGCTGGAGACCACGACCGCCCCGGAGCCGGGAGGGGGCTCGGTCGCCGAGGCCACGATGAACTATGCGCTGAATCTGATCGCGGAGAAGAAGACCAGTGCGCGGCTCTTCTTCTACCACCGGGAAGCCGCCGGGCACCATGACCTGGCGACGGATACCGGCCTCAAGGCGGCCATCGTAGAAGCGTCGGGGCCCTATATCGCGAAGTGGTCGGACCCGGACCGGATCGCGCGGCGGTTTCGAGACGAGGACGCGGACCCGGCCTATGCCGAGCGGGTGTGGCTCAACCGCTGCGTGCAGGCGTCCGCCAAGGCATTCGACCCCCTGCTCTGGGCGGGCCTGGTCCGGCCGGGCTATGTGGTGCCGAAGGGGTCCGCGATCGCGCTGGGGTTCGACGGGTCTCGGTACCTGGACGCCACGGGGTTGGTGGGCACCGAACTGGAGACCGGGCACCAATGGGTGCTTGGGTGCTGGGAGCGTCCAGAGACAGCGGCCGACTGGGAGGTCGCGGTGGAAGAAGTGGACGGCATGGTGGCCGACGCTTTCGATCGCTGGCAGGTGGTCCGCATGTACTGCGACCCGCCCAAGTGGGAGAGTTGGGTGGCCGCCTGGGCGGGCCGCTACGGCGACAAGAAGGCGGTCGAGTGGTGGACCAACCGGCGGAAGCCGATGGCCTATGCCATCCGAGCCTACCTCGGCGCGATCCAGGCGGGCGAGCTCACCCACGACGGGGATCCAGTGTTCGCCCGCCACATCGGGAACGCCTGTCGAGCGGACACGAACCTGATGGACGAGGAGGAGCGGCCGCTCTGGATGCTTCGCAAGGAGCGGCCGGATAGCCCGCACAAGATCGACCTGGCGATGGCCGGCATCCTGTCCTGGGAGGCCCGGCGCGATGCCATCACCGCAGGCGAAGGACAACGGAGGCTGGCATGGGTGCTCTGAGGCGGCTGTGGGATACGGTGCGGGGTGCTCCGGTCGGGGGCACGAAGGGCCTGACGATCATGACGCAGGACGGCTTCATCGCGCAGGACGTGGCGCAGCGTCTGTGGAGTCTCGGGACCGACAGTATGCTCGACACCAACGTCGTGATGAGCCCGGTGAACTGGGTGCTCCGTAATTTCACGGAAGCCGACTCGATCGTGGAGCGGCGGACGAACGGGATCTGGGAGCGCGACGAGGACCACGCCCTGACCCGGCTCCTCGAGACGCCCAACCCGTACTACGGCGAGGCGCTCCTCTGGAAGGCGACGGTGCTGAGCTATTGCCTCGACGGGAACGCCTACTGGATGAAGGTCCGCAACACCTTTGGGGAGGTCCTCGGCTACTGGTACATGCCGCACTTCGCCGTGACGCCCAAGTGGCCCCAGGACGGCTCCATCTTCATCAGCCACTACGAGTACCGGCCCATCTCGGGTCAGGGGCCGATCATCCTTTCGGTCAAGGACGTGGTGCACTTCCGGTTCGGATTGGACCCCCGGAACACCCGGCTCGGCATGTCCCAGCTGAAGCCGATCCTCCGCGAGGTGTTCACCGACGAGGAGGCGGCCACGTTCTCCGCGGCGATTCTGGGGAACATGGGTGTCCCTGGCGGTGTGATCTCACCGTCGAACAAGGATGCCCTGCCGGGCCAGGATGACGTGGACCGGATGAAGCAGCACATGCAGGGCTTCCGGGGCGAGCGGCGAGGGGAATGGCTGGTGCTCGGCACGCCGACCGATATCAAGCAGTTTGGGTTCGATCCGAACAACTTGACGCTCGGAAATCTGCGAGATATCGCCGAAGAACGAGTGTGCGCCGCGCTCGGCGTCCCCGCCGCCGTGGTCGGATTCGGCTCCGGACTGCAACAGACCAAGGTCGGCGCCACCATGCGTGAGCTCCGGCGCGAGGCGTGGGATAGCTGCATCCGGCCAATGCAGAACGACATGGCCAAGCAGCTCGACCGCCAGGCTCTCCCCGACTTCGTGACCCAGCTCAAGCGGTTCCGGGTGCGGTTTGACGCCTCGGACTTCTCGGCGTCCCAGGAGCAGGAGTCCGAGAAGTCGAAGCGGGTCGCCACTCTGGTCGAGGCCGGGATTCTCCGCGTCGATCGGGCCCAGCAGATGCTCGGCCTCGAGGTGGACCCCAGCCGGGCGATCTACCTCGGTGCAGGGTCGGCCCCGAAGCCCGGGGCCGCGGAAGACAATGGGATCCCCGCCGCGCTCGCGGCTCGCATGAACGGCAATGGAGCTGCCACCCAGGAGGATGCACCATGAGCGGCAACAATCGGGAGCGCGACCTGAGCACCAAGGCGTTCGGCGCCTTTGACATCAAGGACGCCGACAAGGGAGAGGTTGAGGCAATCATCGCGACCCTGAACGTCGTGGACCGCGACCGCGAGGTGATTTTGCCCGGGGCGATTCCGGACGGAACGCCCGTGAAGCTCTCCGGGTATGGGCACTCGGCAATGTACGGCGAGGCCCCGGTCGGGAAAGGGTACCTCGTCACGAAGGGGGACAAGATCCACTTCAAGGGCAGCTTCTTCCTCGGGACCCAACGTGGGGCCGAAGCGTTCGCAACGGCGAAGGCCCTGGGGTCCGACCAGGAGTGGAGCTTCGGGTTCCGGATCGTCGAGGCCGCGAATGCGACTGAGGAGTGGCTCAAGCAGGGCGCGCTTCGCATTCTCCAGAAACTTGCAGCCTTTGAGGTCTCACCGGTCATTGTCGGCGCCGGGATCGGGACCCAAACGCTGGCGTTGAAGAGCGAAGGGGGCGCACCAGAAGAGGACGCGGAGGCCAAGGCGGCTGCGGACCTGGCAGTCGAGCGCCAGCAGGCGGAGGCGGCACGCCAGGAGGACGAACGCGCCGCCCAGCGCGCCGCCCTCAAGGCGTCGGCGGCCGAGGAGTTCGATCGGTTCCAGCGGAACCTGCGGCGCTTCGCTCGCTGATGGCTCCCGCTGAACGCGCAGCCCAGGGTGACTTGCTCCGCTGCCATAGCTGCTCGCGCCCGGTTGGCTC